CGGGTTAATAGTTTGAAGACTTCTCGTGGGAGAAGAAGACGTCCCAATTCGATTGAAATCGAATCGGAGGCATCTTTGAGATCAACAGTACAGTGACCGAGTTTACCGCAATAAATTTGCGATAAATGTTGGTCATTGAAGTTGATCTCAGTCTTCGTAAGTGGATGGTTGTGTACTATATTGAACAAGATTTGCATAAGCCCTTGTTGGGCGAATTGCAACTCTTTAGGTTCAATACAGATAACCCTATTGGACTTATAATCCTTTGGGACTACACAAACACGTGATGTACGTTGTACATCATGACTTCCAAGCGTATCTATATTATCTCACCAATTATAAAGTTGGTGAGTGATACCAGGCACGCATTGGAAATACCACTTTCTTGCCCCCTTCTCGCGATTGGCAACAGCTCCGGGACCATGACGCCCAAAGGGTATGGCATCCCATTGAGCAAGTTCCGGATGCAACTCGTCAGCTTCACATAGGACTGACTTCAGGAGCTGTCTAGCTCTCGAAAGCACCCTAGTGTGACAAGTGATAGGACGAGGATTCGTTATACGGCTAATGAAGCCATTAACGGACTCCTCATTCGTCACTAGACATTTCACGTCAGTGACCTTCGAAAACGCAAGCGTCAATTGACGCAGGGCTTGCAAAGAAAAAGCAAGCTCAGAGCGGAATCGAAGGTAATCTTCGGTGAAACGCGGCTTACCATCACTGGTCCACCCTATACAAAATATAGTGTGGAAGAGTTTAGGTAGACGAGATTCCTTATGGTAAGACATACCATGAGGAACTGAGAGATAAGAACCAGTAATAGCTGATAGTTCGACAGCTTTACCCAAATGGGAAAGCTGTGAACTAAGAAAGCTATTACCCTCACATCGTATCCTATCGAGGATATAATGTAGGTCAAGAGTTAATTCTCTCTTTACATCTCTGCCGTGAATCAGCGAAAAGAGTGGGATTAAATCCCCGATAATCGCTTCGAAGAAGGTTTGTGGCAGTGTCATTATGGTCTCCTTGATTAAAGGTTTCCACACTGTTCCTGCCAGTCTGCTCCTTCAGACCTCGATCCTCATTTTGCGATGCTACATAGCCAATAATGGCTGATAACAACGTCAAAATGAGTCCTACCAAGGTAACTTTCCGTGTCTTCCGCATTTGGACCTCCTATCAGTTGATAAGACGCCCTTCTGCGAGAGCGGTACGGATCGTCGACGTTGCGGCGTTTGCTGCAACATCATTCAGCAGACTCACAAGCAGCCCAAGTAAATCAACGAGGGTTGCTTTTGTGAGGACTGTCTGATCCTTTGGTACGCTGATATCAAGCGTTGCGCTTTGTGTCGACAACTTTCCAGTCGTCGCATTCGGCGCAGTTTGCCCGATACGCAGCACGAGGTGGTCATTGGCAGCAGCGTTTGGCTGCGTCAATTTCCTCTGTATCTCGATCCAGCTCGGCGAATTCGTCGCACGACCGGCTTCGAGCCACAGAGCGCCCTTGTCAGAGCTCGACGTTAGGTAAAATGTTACCGCGTTCGAGTTGTTCTTATAGGGTGATAAAGTTGAAGCTGGCATAGAACCTTCTTCCAATCCTGACGCATCACTGCGTTAGTGTTGATTAGAGAAATTTCTTCTCTAACTGGGCTCAAGGCCCATGGTTTATGCGAAGATCTTCCACAGCAATGCGGAAGCATCCACGCATTTAAGAAAATCAAGGCCCGATCCTTCTGAAAAGGACGTCTCGCCGGGGAATCCGACGTAACGATGGTAGTCAGATTGACGACCATATTGCGTCGAACGAGTCAAAGGAGTATCAGAGCAATAAATGCAATTGACAGCACTCGTCCCATAAGGGACTTGAGTGCCGGCAAGAAGCATATATGCGTCGTATGTCAACTCAGTTTTCACCGAGTAGCATACGTCCGATATCCCAGCCAACCCAGCGATCCTAGAGGCTGGTATACCCATATACCTTTTGACGTTGACAAACCAGTCAACGACAAA